ATGAAACTAAACGCGCGACAGGTCGAGACGGCAAAGCCTGCCGAGAAAGACTATAAGCTGCCGGACGGTAACGGGCTTATCCTGCTGGTGAAAACCAGCGGGGCGAAATACTGGCGCTATCGTTATACCTTCGCCGGTAAAGAAAAGATGCTGGCGCTCGGTGTGTATCCGGTTGTTTCGCTAGCGGCCGCTCGCGAAAAACGAGACGAGGCCAGGCGGAACGTTGCAGCAGGTGTTGACCCGGTGAAGGTCAAAAGCCATGCCGCAGCTGCGGCAGCAAAGACGATCACGTTTAAAGAGATTGCCACAGAATGGCACGAATTCAAGAAGCCGCGCTGGTCGCCTGGCTATGCCTCTGACATTCTCGAAGCGTTCAATAAAGATATCTTTCCAGCAGTTGGACGATTGCCTGTTGCTGAGATCGAACCGGTCCAGATGTTGACGGCGCTGCGTAAAATTGAGAATCGCGGCGCAACCGAGAAAGCAGCCAAAACACGTCGGTGGTGTGGTGAGGTGTTCAGCTATGCAGTTGCGACCGGGCGCGCGAAGTATAACCCCGTCAGCGAACTGAACAGCGCAATGACCGGGCATAAAGGAGAGTCCTTCCCGTTCCTGACGGCTGAAGAACTGCCCGATTTTCTCGCGGCGCTTGAGAGTTACAAGGGGAGCCCGCTCCCCCGGCTGGGGTTGCAGATCATGATGCTGGCAGGGCTGCGTACTTACGAACTGCGGCATTCAAAATGGGAATGGATAGATTTCGATAATCGGCTGTGGGAGATACCCGCCGAATTTATGAAGATGGATCGCCCGCACCTGGTACCGCTCTCCGATCAGCTTGTTGTCTTGCTGAAAGAGCTGCACGGTCTGACAGGTCGATACGTGAATATGTTTCCGGGCAGGAATGATCCGTCAAAGGTCATGAGCGAGAACACAATAAACAGGATGATCCACACGCTGGGTTATAAGGGGAGGGTAGTAGGGCATGGCTTCCGGCATACATTCAGCACTATCCTTAACGATAAAGGATTCAACTCTGACTGGGTTGAACTCCAGATCGCTCACGTGGATAAGAACATTATACGCGGGGTTTATAACCATGCCCTGTATATGGAAGGGCGTCGGGAGATGATGCAGTGGTATGCGGATTATATTGACCAGCTGCGTTTGATTTAAAGAAACTGTTTTTTCCACTCTTCGACCTCGCCGCGTACCCAGCGGGAGGTTCGGCTCCCGAGCTTCTTAGGCTTCGGAAACTCGTTATTACTGATGCGCTCATAAATACTGGATTTTTTCAGGCCAACAGAGCGCTCAACCTCTTTGATGTTAATCAGGTCAGTGTCAGAGATAACCGGTGTCATGCTATACCTCTCTTTTTCATGGCATCGAGCAGGATGTCCTGCACTGTTCGTTTTGAGTTGCGCCGCTCCATCACCATTTCGTCCATAGTGTCGGCAGCGATAATGTGGTGAATAAACACCAGGCGGTTGTGTCCGGCTTGAATCTGCCGGGTGGGCCCGATGCGTTCGATAATTTGCTGGTACTGCTCCAGATCCCACCAGTGCGAGAAAAACACCAGTATGTTCCCGCCGTCCTGCATATTCAGGCCGTGGCCTGCGCTGGCCGGGTGTGCGAACAGGACAGGGATTTTCCCGGCATTCCAGTCGCGTAGCGTCTGTGGATCTTGGTCGAGGTGGCGACCGCGAGGAAATGCTTTAAGCAAACGCTCGAGGTCGTGTTTCCAGTGGTAGGCCACCAACACCGGTGCGCCAGCCGCTTCGGTGAGAATGCTGTCCAGCGCCTGGAGCTTCGCGTCGTGCAGTTCTGACCAGCTTCCGGCGTCGTCGGTGTACACCGCACCGCTGGCAATTTGCAGACACTTCATCGTCTTTGCCGCGGCGTTCGGTGCTTCGATGCCTTCGCCGTTCAGCTCGAGGAACATTTCCTTTTCCATTTCGCGATACTGCTGGCGGGCTTTCGGCGGCATATCTACGCGGATCACGTTATGGATGGGCTCTTTGATGTCGAACCAGTCGGCGGCATCGAGGGAGATAGTCACGTCGGCCAGCGCCCGCTGTATTTCGCTCTGCGAATGGGCGAACGGCTCCAGTTTCGTACAGCTCTGCCCCGGAAACTGTATTGAGTTGAACCAGCGGGAAGTAAACGCGCCGTAGGTGCGCCCGAGACGCTGCCCCTGATCCACAAACCACGCTTGCCCCCACAAATCTACCAGACCGTTCGGCGCTGGCGTACCGGTGAGATTCATCCACCGCCGGACGTGCTTATGTGCCACCTTGCCTAGCGCCGCCGCGCGCTTACCTCCACCTCGTAGCCGGAAAGATTTCAGCCGGGTGCTTTCGTCGGGGATGACGGTACCGAACGGCCAGCGGCCGCCCAGCTCTTCCACCAGCCATATCAGATTGTCGTAGTTGATGGTAAACACGCTCGCGTTGCTGTTCGCCAGCGCCGCGGCGCGCGCCTTAGCGTTACCAACAATCGGCTGCACCTCGATATTGCGCAGGTGCCCCCATTTCACCGCTTCATCCGGCCATGTGCTGGCTGCCACTCGCAGCGGTGCGAGGACTAGCGCGGGCTGCGTCTCCGCTCCTGCCATGAAGAGATCTTCCAGCGTGGTGAGCGTCGCCACGGTTTTACCCATGCCCATGCCCGCCCAGATGTTGCAGCGCAGAGTATCGATTTCGTGGTTGATGATGAGGTTTTGATAAAGGCGGGGGGTGAAAGTCTTGCTTGATAAGATCACATAGCCTCCTTGTGTTATTATGCAAATTACCATTCCCCATTAGATTGTATTTGCCATGGAAGAATTAAAGAAAGCATTAAAAGGTAATTTCCCATTAGTAGCTATTTTGACATCGGTAGGGTATTTGGTATCTTATTTTTATCAGTTGTCGATAGCTAACTACTATGGATACCCAGAGGAGTATATAGCGTTCGATCTCGATGTTTTATTGCGAACTTTTGCTTATTTCTTTGCTCTTGCGCTTATTATCTTTGCACCTATGCTGCTATACCCTTCATCTATGAGTAAAGGGTGGTTGGTATTAATATTTGGGATTATTTTAATATCATTGTATCTAAGGGTTTTTTCTGCCGTTAACCCCTTTTCTTTCTTCAATGATAAAAAAGCAATCGGCATGAGTACCATATTTGGTTACGCAACAGTACCCATATTGTCTTTTTATATTATTCTTTCCTACTTCGATGATATTAAGCATCCCAAGTCTGGTGTTTTTGTATTGGTTGTTTCTGCTTTTCTTCTTAATACAGGACCTAACCTTATAGGTTCCTTTTCGTCGTACGCTAAATCACAGTACTTTCAATTAAAACAAGATGAAAAATACGTGTTATTAAGCTCAAATGGCGGGCGTATGATCTTTGGTTCTTGCGATTCCTCTGGCGTTAGTTTTTTACTTAAAGACGTTTCGTCAGTAGGTGAGTTGACTTCTATTAAATCAAAAGAACAGTTAAATAAAATTCGTGATTGTTTTTTCAATCGCGATTTCAAATAATTCCCTCCAGATTTTTGCTATCCAGTACTACCACGGTAAAGCCCAGCGCGCGCAGCCTTTCGTGTTCGCGCAGCTGGTCGGAGCGCGGTGGTTTGCCTGGTGCTTTGCATTCGACAAAGACGAGACGGCCGCCGGGGAGCAGGACAATACGATCTGGTACCGAGCGGCGACCGGGTGACACGAACTTAAAGGCTACCCCGCCAGCCTTTCTCACTTCGGCGACGAGGTGCTTTTCGATAAGGCTTTCACGTTCATAGGCCATTATTTTTCACCTTCCTGCTTTTTGCGTTTCTTCATGCAGGTAGCGCAGTTCTCAGGGTGTTCATGCCATTCATCAATCCTGATGCCAGTGAACATCCATTTACCACATAGTGATATGGCTTCCCCCGAATTAAAGAAATGCGCTTTTTTCGACAGAGCGGGAAAACCCCACCCCTTATTGTCAATGTTAGGCATCGTCCACCGCCTTACGCTTTTCGCGCATGTTCTGCATCAGGCAAAAATCAGACCGGCGTTCGCTCCAGTCCTGATTAAGTTCGTTACGTGATTCGCGGTTGGCTTTGGACCAGACCTTTGCCGCCCGGTCATATTCGCCGGACTGCTCAAGGCGCAAAGCCTCCCGCGCAGTCCGGTAATAAAGCGGACTGTCCCGATATTTAAATGACATAGGGTTAATCCTTACGGTAGTGATACGCCTCGAAGCCGCCAGCGTTCAGCGGGATGTCGGGCGCCCATTCGGGGTTAGTGGAGAGCAGCGCGGAGAGCGCTTTATCGTTGAAATCGTCAGTGTCCGGCGCTTCGGTGATCACCTCATCGTGTACCGTCAGCACAATGCTGTAACCGGCATCCTCGATCAGCGGCATGTTTCCGGCCAAAACGTCGCGGGCGGCCGCCTGAGTGACGTTTTCCACCAGCTTTCCGCCGTAGGTTTTGAGCCGCTGCCATTTGCGCGAGTAGGAGTTAACGCCCTGGTAGGTGATATTCCCTTTCTCGATGGACGGAGACGGGTAGCACAGTGCGCGCCCGGATGGCAGCTGTATGCGCAGCCATGCACCATCACGGCGGACTTTCAGATAGCCGCAGTACAGCGTCTTTTTCGGTGTAGCGATGGCGGTGCGGACGGTGCGCTCAAGCTCGTACCAGAAATCGCAGGTCGCGGGATGCGCCCGGCGCCAGAGACGTTTGAGCGAGTCACATGCGATGAATACACGCTCTGACAGGCCAAAGGTCGATTTACGTTTAACCGATTCGTCGTACCAGCTTTTCGCCTCGCGGATGACATCACGGGGGATATTCGGCAGCGCGGCGTTCGCAAGCTCGTCGAGGTCGAGACCGTAGACCAGGGCGAAGGTAAGAAATGCCGCAACACCCCCGCCGAAGCCGAGGCCCAGCTCCATCACCTTGCCGATTTGGCGCTGGTATTTATCAACATCGTCCGGCGAGATATTGAAGGCGCGGGCGTAGGCCAGTTTATACAGGTCCGGTCCGGTCCCCTCGTCATACTCCCGGAATGCGTCCAGCTTCCACTGCTCGCCGGCAAGCCAGGCCAGTTTTCGCCCCTCGATATTCGACAGGTCGCTAACCACCAGCTTTTTGCCCGCGGGGGCCATGATGCAGCCGCGCAGCGCCGAGCTGGTCAGCTCCATGATGTTATCGAAAAGCAGATCGGCGCATCCGGCTTTCAGCGCCTCGATACCCTCGTCTATCTGGTCCTGCTCAAGTGAAGGGCGGGGCAGATTCTGGGGCTGGAACAACCGCCCGGCCCAGCGTCCTGTTCGCGATGCGCCGCAGAACTGCAGCGTGCCGCGCAGACGCCCGTCGCTGCTTACACCCTTCATCAGCGATTTGTACTTGCTGGTGCTGGTGGTGCTGGCCTGCAGGCGAATAGCCAGCAGCTCTTTCACCGCCGACGGCAAATCAGGATCCGCCATACGGCGCCCCAGCGTGCTGCGCTGCATGTCGGGCAGCTCTACGCCGTAGGATTCAACAATGTGCTTAATCAGCGCATCGCGCTGCGTGGCCGCCTGCACTTCGCCGTCGGTCATCACCTGCGTGCGTTTCGCCAGGCGTTTTTGCTCGAGGTCTACCGCCTCGATCGCCGCCTGCGCCAGCTGCACATCCATGCAGACGCCGCGGTCGTTGATTTGCTGGTCACGATGCCAGAGCGCCAGCTCTGCGCCCCGATAATTCCACTTCGGCAGGCGCTTATGTACTTCACGCATGGCCTCAATATCCAGCCCGGCGTAAGCAACAAAGCGCCGCCATTCTTCCGGGTGGGTTTTGCTGGTGGCCCGGCGCAGTTTGCTGTTCTTCGGGCGTGGCTTACAGAACAGCTGGATAAGCGCTTTACCTTCTTTGTCCTTCGCCTTGTCCTGCGGGACGCCCAGAACCTCGCAGAGCGCACCCAGCGCGCCGGGGAGGCCGTGCGCCAGTGCCTGCACCATCGTGTCGCGCCAGCGTGTTACATCAGGGACCAGCCGCGGTATTGCATGGCGCACCACCGTGCGGTCAAAGTGCGAATTATGGAAATAAAGCAGGGTGTCGGGGTCGGCGATAGCCTTCTGAAGCCTGCCGGGGACAGGTTCGCCAGCAGTCAGATCCCAGACGCTAACCGGCTCGTCGCCGATGGCCCAGGCAAACAGCATCACCTCGACACCTTCCGCATAAGCGTGCGTGCCGTTCGTGATTGGTTTTTCGCAATAGGTTTCCAGGTCACCCCATAGTATATTATGCATAAGTATCCTTCGGAGTTACACAATGGAATTAACAATCCCAATTTCAACGATATTAACCGCAGCATTAGGTTTTTTAGGTGTGTACATAATTATGCCTATAGCTTTGATTGTTAGAGATCAATTAATAATAATTTATATAGAAAAATGTATTCTTACGCCTAAATTTTGGGCTTTCATACATGAGCTAACTATAGAAAAGGCGTATTATAATGTGATATATACTAAAAAATATGAAGTTAGGGCGCCTGAAGGTTTTGAGCATATTGAGGAGAAAAGAACTTATTTTATTGACGATGTAGAAGTTAGTTTGAAAACTTTCAGCGATTTTTTAAGTAACCAAAAGAATTATGTTGATAAAATTGCCAAAAAAGAACCTAAGGCATTAGCTAAAACTAATTTAATGAAATGGATAAGTAAGCATTTCAAAATGGAAGCTAAATTTGTAGATGTTGTAGATGACTATGTCAAACATGTTTATGATTTGACCGTTTCCGATATTAAAAACAAAAAGAAAGATGTTATTTATTCAGACGTAAATCCAAACTAAACACAGCCCCGAAACTAGATTTTAGGGCTGTGTTAGTATTCAAATCAGCTCGCCGCGTCTGCGCCTTCGCTGATATCGTCGAAGTCATCCGGCGCGGCCACACCGCCGCCAGCGAACGCGTCACCGTCTCGCAGGAACTGGACGCCACCCAGCGATGCGTTAACGCGTTTGCCGAAGTTGTTGTCCTGCGCCCAGATGTCGATCACCGCGTTGACATAGCAACCGGCGTAAGGACGGCCATCAGCCTGGATGAGTGGAGAACGGTCGCGATCAATGACCGCCGGACGTGCTTTGTTGGGAGCGTTCAGGAAGAAGTTGCCCGGGAAGCCTTCGTATTCGGCTTTTTCGTCACCGTCGTGCAGACAGAGGTTGAGCTTTTTCTCCAGCTGGCCGTAAATGGTTTCCCACTTCTCGCCCCATTTTTCCTTCGCTACCTGTTTCAGCGCTTTGCGGATTTCTTCCAGTTGTGGATGTTTCGGAACCATCAGGAAAACAGCAGAGAAGCGCGGGTCGCCTTCGCCGTTCACGGTTTTTGCTTCGAACAGAGCAGGGAAGGCCAGGCGGACGTTGTTCAGTTTAATTTTCATGGGTATTTCCTTAATCAGATGAGGTCAGCGGCGAGCGCATCGTCGGACACGTCGTCGAAATCGTTAACAGGGTTGAGATTGAGCGCCGGGCGCGGGTCGGATTCGGGGGCGACGGTGGGCTTACCGTCAGCGCGGGTGATCAGCGCTTCGACTTTCGTCCAGCGGCGAGGGCTGGCCTTTTTGATGAGCTTCTCGGCTTTGGTCGGGCTAATCAGCTTAAGGTCGAAAACCTCCTCAGTTTTATAACGGAACTGGTCTTTCAGCAGCGCGCGGGCGGCTTCTTCATCACACCAGGCACGATTACCCTGTTTGCCAGTAACCAGCTTAAAGCCCGGTACCGGATGCCCGGCGTTCAGCTCACTGTTCACCCGGTCGCGCACAGCCTTTAGCCACGATTCAATAAAATCGGCCTGGCTGTATACCTCTGCCAGCTGTTCGGCGGTCAGCAGTGGCACACGCTTATACGCCACTCCTGAAGAACTGAATAACGGATTCACTCCGGCGGGTAACGTCCTGGCGGCACCCTTCGGGTTTGATGTCCCTCTGCCTGAAGGTACCAACCCAGCACCTCAGCAGGATGAGCCGTCTGTGTGGGGCGCAGCATTTCGCCAGAATAACCTGCTGGGTCAGATGTTCCGCCCTGCGAAGCAGTTTGAGCCGGTAGACGGGTACAATCCGTATGTTGATAAAAACGAGCTGCACGGTTATGAACAATGGGGATCCACTTTTGCCGACTCCCGCTCGCCGGAAGAAACTGCCTGGCTGAAACAGCAGATCGACGACGAAAACGAGGACCGTCGGGTACTTTCCGAGGCTGGCGGGGAGGGGGTTCTCGCCAGCATTGCCGCCGGGGTTGTAGACCCGGTTACAGTGGCTTCGATGTTTATCCCCGGCGCTCAGGGGGGCGCTGTGGCCCGTATTGCGTCACAGGCTGCAATCGGTGCAGCTGCAACAGCAGCGAGCGAGGTTGCGCTGAATAACCAGCAGATTACCCGTACGTGGGGGGAAAGCGCTTCCCACGTCGCCGCCGGTGCGTTGATGAGCGGTGTATTTGCGGCTGCCGGTGCTGCGCTTTCGCCCTCTGTTCGCACAGCGGCCACGCGTGAAGTGGCTGACGCGCTCGATAATATGAGTATCACGTCAGCGACGGACACGGCTGCCGCCTCACTCCCGGAAGGGGGCAGCGTCGGCGCGGCGCGAATCAGTGAAGCCACGCTCGAGGATCTCACCCCGGCAGCTGGCGGACCGGTCGGTAAACTGGCACGTAAGGCAGGGAGCTATCTGACACCGTTTACCCGGCTGATGGAGTCTCCGTCGAAAACCTCCCGCCGTACGGCGCTGGAGCTGGCAGAGAATAACTACACACTGCAGGGCAATGCCCGCGGAATTGAGACACCTATTGCGGCGGAAACCCGTGTTCGCGGGTGGCGTCGTGAAGAAGCCGCTGTCGTGGTGACCAACAAGCAGGCCTACAGCCAGTATAAAGCCGCCGGGGCGACCTGAGCTTTTCCCAGTTCCGCGAGGAAGTTGGTAACGCTATGCGCAGCGGCGATGTGCATGCTAACCCGGTGGTGCAGGAAGCGGCGCAGGCAATGCGCACCGTTGTTAACCGGGTTAAAGTGGCGCAGCAAAAGCTTGGCCTGCTGCCACCTGACGAGAAGCTAAAAGCCATCGGGCAGGAGAGTTATTTCCCGCGCGTCTACAAAGTCGGCAAGATCGTTAACGAGCGCGATAAATTTCGCGACATGCTGGTCGACTGGTGGTCGCGCGGTGAGAAAACCATGTCCCGCGAAGAGGCTGAAATTACTGCTGACGCCACGATCAATAAAATCGTCGGCGCAAAAATCCCGCAGGATTTCGCAAACGTCTTTATGGTGAAAGCGGCAGGCAGCACCCGGTCGCGTACGCTCAGCGTTCCCGATCGCCTGATGAAAGATTATCTGGAGAGCGACGCCAATTATGTGCTGCAGCGTCACATCCGCGAGGCGTCGGCAGAGGTGGAGCTGACGCGCGCATTTGGTAACAAATCGCTGGAAAAACAGCTCAAGGATATTCAGGACGAATACGACGCGCTGATGCGTCAGAATCCCAAAGACCAGGCGAAGCTAGCGAAAGCCCGCGATAACGATATCCGCGATATTACCGCGCTACGCGACAGCCTGGCGGGCACCTACGGCATGCCGGACGATCCCTCATCATTTTTCGTACGTGCCGGTGCGTTCCTGCGCAGCGCTAACTTTGTTACCAAACTGGGCGGAATGACCGTTTCCGCTATTCCTGATCTCGCGCGCGGTGTGATGGTTAACGGCTTTGGCAACACAATGCGCGGTTACTCAGCGCTGATCACCCGCTCTCCTGCATTTAAGGCCAGTCGCGCAGAGCAGTTAAAAATGGCCGTCGGGCTGGAAACAATCCTGCATACCCGTGCGCGTACGATGGGTGACCTTGTGGACAGTTCCGCCCGTACAACGGCAGTGGAAGCGGGTAGGGAGCGTGTTACCGATGCGTTCGGCAAGCTCACACTGATGGGCCACTTCGACGACATGAACAAATCGGTGAACGGTATGATCACGTCCGACGGCATTCTCTCAGGCTCGTTCGCCGGCCGCCGCCTGGCTAAGCTCGGCATTAACGACAATATGGCCGCGCGTATCCGCAGCGAGTTCGAAAAACACGGTGAGGTAATCAACGGCTGGCACATCGGTAATTTTGAAAAATGGGACGATCAGCACGTTGCTGGTGTCTTCCAGTCGGCGGTGCTGAAAGATGTGAACAATACCGTTATAACCCCTGGGATCGGCGATACACCACTGTGGGCCAGTACGCCGCTGGGAAAAACCATCTTCCAGTTTAAATCGTTCGCTACCGCATCCTATAACCGCGCCACCCTGGGCGGTCTGCAGGAGGGGACGGGGCAGTTTTATTACGGTACCGCTTTTCAGATTGGGCTCGGCGCGCTGACGTACGCGCTTAAACAGTCTGCAAACGGTAAGGAGGTAGACTGGTCTCCGAATAAGCTGGTGCTGGAAGGTGTTGACCGATCCGGTATTCTCGGCCCGCTGATGGAGTATAACAATATGGCGGAAAAAGCATCCGGCGGTATGGTGGGGCTGGGTGCTTTGCTCGGTACCGGCACACAGTCACGTTATGCAAGTCGCGGTTTTATCGGCTCTGCGCTGGGCCCAACGTTTGGCCTGCTCGATACCATCACAGATGTTACGGCTGGCGTGCTCAATGGCGATGCAGGCGACCGGGTACTGCACAATGTGCGTACGCTTCTGCCGGGTAACAATCTGTTCTGGATAGCGCCGCTGATAAATCAGGTTGATCCCGGCATGCGATAATCGGTCGGGATTCCGACCTTAAACCCGCGTCATCATAGCCCTGTATTCACTACGGGGCTTTTTTATGCATCAGGATTACAAAACACGCCTTACCGCGCTAACCGATAAACTCACCGATGTGGTGCTTGAAGAAGCCGATCCGGATAACTGGCCGGGGGCAGGTAAAAAACCGAGTGAACTGACCAAAGACGAACGCGGCGACCGCGACTGGGATAAGAAGAATGCAGCTGCATCGCTGACGCTCTTGATTAAGGTGCATTCACTTATCGGCATGCAGACGCGAGGCGGTACACCGTCGGATAATCCCGGAAAGGATGACGAAGCCTTTGAACTGGGCCAGCAGGTTTCAAAAGCAGAGCGAGAGGCGGCCGCAATTATTGAGCGCCTGCAGAAAGGGAAAAAATGATTTCGTTCCTCGCCTTCTTTTTAATGTGGGCGGAGCGAATGAACTGGGACGTTCCGGACTGCCACTATCAGGCCTGCCACTGGCTGGAGCATCGCGGAAACCTCGCGGTGCTTCGCTGTTTCCGTGGTTTCGGTAAATCAACGATCCTTGCGGTCTACAACGCCTGGCGATACTACTGCGAGCGTCAGTACCGCATTCTTCACCAGTCGGAATCAGACGGCACCGCGTATAAAACCAGCCGCGATACGCAGAACGTTCTGCGCAACCATCCGTTGACCAAAGGCATGCTGCCGGACGGGCAGGGGACAGTTGAGCAGTGGTGGGTCAACGGCGCGCTGGATTTACGTAACGGCAGCATGTACGCCAAAGGCATCTTGTCTAACGTAACCTCGGCCCGAGCTAACGAATGTCAGAACGATGACGTTGAGGTCCCCCGTAATATCCAGACGCCTGAGGCACGCGAAAAACTGCGCTATCGCCTAGGCGAGCAGACACACATTCTTATCCCAGGCGGCCGAAAGCTCTACATCGGTACACCGCACACGCATGACAGCCTTTATGATGAGGTCGAGTCTATGGGCGCAGACTGTCTTACCATCCGGCTGTTTGAGAAAGAAAAACGCGTTGAAGCGAAAGACGCCACGCAGCTGCGCTACGAATTATCTTTCAGGCCAGAGTACGTTTTCGCGGGCATCCATAAAGCGGCGCGGCTCTTGGTCGAGGATGTCGATTATAAAATTACGGCCGGCGGTGTTGAGTTTGCCACCGCGCCCGATACCGTTATCGACTTCTACGCGGATTGCGCTTGGCCTGAGCGATTCACTCGCGAGGAAATGGAGAATCGACGTAAAGAAACTCGCACGGTTAACGAGTGGGATAGCCAGTATCAGCTGCACAGTAAACCCGTTGGCGACGTTCGTCTCGATCCTGACCGTATCCGTGAGTACAACATCCATCCGCAGATCCGCTATGCGAACCGTACGGCCTCGCTCTGGCTGGGTAACGTGCAAATCGTTGGCGCTGTCGCCTGGTGGGATGTGGCCACAGGTAAAGTTAAAGCCGATGCTTCGGCGTTCTCGCTGATGCTGACTGATGCCAGAGGGCACCTGTACTGGCACATCTGCAAGGAACTTACGGGGGAACTCGCGGAATTTGACGATAACGACAAAATCACTGGCGGGCAGGTCGCACAGATCAAAGAGCTTGTACTCAAATATCAGATCCCGGTTGTGTGCGTTGAGGTGAACGGCCCCGGCAGTTTCGCGGGTAAATTGCTGCGTCAGGCGCTCAAGGGTACCGGGTGCGGCGTGCGCGAAGAATTCAGCATTACCAACAAGCAGAAACGCATCCTCGATGCATTCGAAGCGCCTCTGTCGTCGCGGTTCTTATGGGCGCATACCGATGTACTGGACGGCCCTGTCTATGACCAGATGCGTGATTTTAATCCGGCTCTGACCAACCAGCCGGATGACTTTATCGATTCTGGTGCCGGCGCAATCAGTCAGACACCAGTACGTATCGGGAAAGTGGTCGGGATTCCGACCGGGCATGCGCGCGAAGATTGGCAGTTAAGTGACGGAGATCATCTGGTCGACGTCGATTACTAACCTGCCAGAGGTTTCGCATCATGTCGGTACCCAACCAGACTCCCTATATTATTTATAACGCCAACGGTCTGACGACTGTTTTCCCCTTCGAGTTCTATATCATCAATGCCGGTGATATTCAGGTATCAATCAACGGTACTGTCGTTACCAGCGGATATTCCGTATCAGGAGTCGGTAACGTCGGCGGGGGTGACGTGGTTTTCGTTACTCCACCTGCAAGCGGTGCAGTGGTCATGCTGGAACGTGTTGTTCCTACCTACCGGTTAACGGATTACCAGGACAACGGCGATCTGTTGGCCGACACAGTGAATAAGGATTTCGACCGCCTCTGGATGGCAATACAGCGTGCCTTTATTTATCTCGGGCTAGCGCTGCGACGTCCGCTATTTGGTGGTCCGTTCAACGCAGAAGGTTATAGGATCGCGAATCTCGGTGACCCGATAAATGCGCAGGATGCAGCGACCAGGAACTATGTCGATAATGTCAGCCTGGTGCGTACGCTGCGTGTTCCTGAGTCTTCAGTCTCCATTCTGCCGCCTGCTGATCAGCGCGCAAACAAGCTTCTGGCGTTTAACGCTGCAGGGCAACCAATCGTCGTTCTGCCAGCTTCTGGTTCGGCGTCCGATGTAATGATAGAACTGGCTAAACCCGATGGCGAAAAGTACATCGGGGAGTGTCCAGACATTGCTACGCTACGGACAATCGAGCCATCTTTCGACAAGCAGCGTATTACGGTTAAAGGGCATACTGCCGGTACGGGATACGGTGGTGGACAGTTCAGAGCGGTACTTGCTGGTTCAGGCTACACCGACAATAACGGTACGGTTATCAAAACATCAGGTGGGGCTGCCTGGCTCCGGATGAATGTTGGGTACATTTCTCCGTATATGTTCGGTGCGCTCCCAAGAGTTGATGCTACTACTCCTACGGCGCATACAGCAATTAACGCAGCAATAGCAGCTGCCATTTCACAAAATACAATTATTGATGGATTAGGCGCAACATTTAACATTAATGCTGGATGCTTCGTAAATAACACCTCATCAGTGATCTTACAAAACTTTGGAATTGTTGTTACTAATCCAGAAAGTTTCAATGATGCAGTTTTGAGGGTGAGAAATGCGGACCATATTGTTCGGCGTATACGTATTGAAGGAAGCAACGGCGCAACAGTTCTTGGAATTAATGTGGAATCTACAGCACTCGGCACAGTTGTTGAGAGTTGTAGAATTGTGAATACCGGACGCACAGCTATCTACAGCACCGCTTCTCGTGTTGTTGCACGAAACAATGTCATAGATAGTTGCGGGCTGCTCGGCATAGGTAATTACCGCTGTAGCATCTGGTTCAACGAGAACGAACATGCCGTTATGGAGGGTAATATTTGCACCCATTGCGCATGGGGTATTTTGATGAGGAACCAGATTGGAACATCTCAAGGTTACTTTAATACCATGCGTAACAACATTGTTGTTTCCGCCTCTGGCACAGATTCTTCCTGTCAAGGGATATCTGCATCTGCGCAGCTCCATTTAAGCACCACCGATAACGTTGTGCGTGGATTTCCAAATAATGCGATAGATCATCAAAACTGTTTTGGTATGATTATCACTGGGAATCAAATCCACCAGTGTAATGATGGCGTGTTTATAGGTGACCGTTCTTGTGGGCGCATTATTATCTCTAATAATAATATTGAGGCATGTGTTACTGGTGTGAGATATTACAACCCAGTAAACTCAGCTCCCGATTATCAGAACCAAACATTTGCAGATGTACAAATCACAAATAATGTTATCTACACCTCTACGCTTCGTGCAATTCATGTAACGATGGCAGGAACCACTAGCGCCAACTTTATGACTAATGTCAACGGTAATATAGTTGATGGGAACGGCTCAGCAGGTCTTGGTATTGTTATGGATACCGTGACATTTGGCAGTGTTAGCCAGAACCAGGTACGAAGAGTTAGAGGTCATGGTATTGACTTAATATCTTGTGAGGGGCTGCGAGTTCTGGGTAATAGCATCTTAGATGCCGGGTATGCCACGACTGCTACATATAACGGAATCAATCTAAGTAATTGTTACCGTTGCAATGCATCAGATAACTATGTAGTCGGGGCGACAATGATTTATGCTGTGGTACTTGGTACTTGGTACTTGGTACTTGGTACTTGGTACTTGGTACTTGGTACTTGGTACTTGGTGCTGGTGGATATAATATGGCTTATACAAACCATGCAAGGTCAACAACTGGTACAGCGGCCGTTAGTATATCCGGTGGTACTGGGAACGTAGAATCATTGAATATTAAGTCATAATTAATGCGCCCCTAATGGGGCGCAACTATTCAGATTGGCATACCATACTTCGCATTCATTTCTCTGTCCGGCTGGATTTTTATCTCAATGTTACGAGGTATTAATCCATTTGATTTGAGAGTTTCTGATATGGCCTTTCCTCTTGTTACCGGGAATGGCCAGTTGTCATTGTTGTCCCCCTTAGGGACATGCAGTGTCATCGTCCTCTGATTGCTTTCAACAGCTCTCTGAACCTGAACAATCATATCTTGTCCGATAGCATTCGCAACGGAGAAAGGAACGTTTCCGTTGTGAGACTCACGCAAAGAATTTGATTGGTCTGTAGCTTTGTTAATCAAGCAAAGTAAAACTATTGGGGCAATATATTGAACGGTCTTAAAGCGCTCAATGAAGTAACCAAGTCCTATGCTAGCTGCTACTATCAGGTACATGAACGAACCCCACATTGCTACAGGTCGAGTCGCATAGTTAGCGCTAGCCTTTGCGCATACCAGAATAAGGGCTAATGTGGTAATGGCTCCAGAAATCACTGATACCCAGAAAGCGTATCTTTTCCCTTCAGTTGTCTCATCTGATTTTCTTCTTAGCAAGAACACCACGCCGCAAACCAATCCAACAGCCAGCACAACGAAGAAGGTGCGATCTGTTAATTTAAGCAGTGAGTAAAATGCATTGACTGTACCTGAAATATCCAGATGATCTTTTGCCATTCGGTCCGCTCTTCCTCCGTTCATTTCAAAGAGAGCAGAAATAACCCACATCGCCAGAGTAATGCAGTGGAAAGGGTAAGCCTTAATCGTTTCAACAATTTTAAATCTGTTGCTAATGAGGTTCAGAAGAAGTACCACACCACACATTACTGCAAGCACAACACTGGCAAAAATGTTCGAAAATACACATAGGTAAATGGCGAATATCAGCACGCCAGAAAAGATCGCTCTTTCGTAAAAGAAGGGTTTTAATGTTGCCGACATTCTTAAAACGTAAAGTGCCAGCGTGCCGTTTATGAGGGCTGGAACAATATAGTGATAATAACAAGTAAGATTTTGCTCCCATAACAGGTATGGACTGTTGTCATTATTGAGAGTTCTGAACAGGCCAAACATGCACAGTAGGTATAAGATAACCATGACTGAGCTAGTGTATGTTGACAACCCTGCGGTTTCTCTCATCAAAACATAGAATTGATAAAGAAACACCACAACAAGAATCGCAACTAAAACCGCTGTCAAATAGGCGATAGCTTCAAGGAAAGTAAATCCAAGTGGCATTACGACCGATGAGGCAATGTTACCAAAGAGTGGGAAAGCAACCTCAGGCACAACCTTAATTGGATTAAAACCTCCCCACTGTGGATATGCCTGCCTTCCGGAAGAAAGATTGATCCATTCATCACCAGAGATAATTGTCACCGGATGGATAGCAGTAAAAAACACAGCCACTACAGCAAAAACAAAAGTGAATAACACCCACTTTAAATGAGTTTCTTTTTCCAAAGCCTGACTAATCATTTCTCTTCCTTCCGATTATCCTTGAGATCGTTTTTGATGATATAACGAGGTCTTCCCTTAACTTCAACATAAATCCTGCCGATATACTCCCCAAGCACACCTATACCTATCAACTGAACTCCGCCAAGGAAAAGTATTGAGACAAGCATTGATGGATAGCCGCGAACCGGGTTGCCGAATGCTAACGTGTCGACGATCATCCATGCGCCATAGATAAAGGCCATGCCTGCAACGAACAAACCGATATACGTCCACATGCGCAGTGGAAAAGTTGAGAAACTGGTAATGCCCTCTAATGCAAGATTCCACAGCTTCCATCCATTAAACTTAGAATCCCCGGCAACACGTTCTGCGCGGGCATATTCAACAACATCAGTGCGGCCGCCAACCCAGCTCAAAACGCCTTTCATGAAAAGGTTGCGTTCTGGCATAAGTTTGATGTTTTCAACAACCTCGCGAGACATCAGGCGGAAGTCGCCGACGTTTTCCTCAATCTTCGGATTGCTGATTTTGTTGTGTAGCTTATAGAACCACTCTGCAGTTTTTCGTTTTAGTCGTCCATCAGTAGAGCGATCGGAACGTTTAGCGAGGACCATGTCGGCGCCAGCCTGCCATTTCCCGATGAGATGAGGAATGACTTCGATCGGGTCCTGCAGATCAACGTCAATCGGGATAACTGCTTCACCTGTAGCGTGGTCAAGACCGGCGAACAGCGCAGGCTCTTTACCGAAATTGCGGGTGAAGGAAAGAGGAACGACAAGCGGATCGGCCACAGCAAGCGCGTTTATGATTGATTCTGTTGCATCTTTACTGCCGTCATTAATAAAGACAATCTCGACTTCATGCTGTCTTAGCTCTTCAAATTCCCGCACAGTTTTATAGAAGATTGGAATCGCTTCCTCTTCATTAAACACCGGAACGACCAGAGAAATTTTCATTTCGCATCCCTAAAGACAATGAATTTTGAGTAGATGAACCCGGCAACCAGGCTAAAGCCGGAAAATGCTAACAGGGTAACAACGGGAGGAGCGCCAACAGTATCAGCGAGGTAACCCGTCAGGCCTGCCATGGTCCCCATGAATAATACGAACGCGAGATAGCGCCCGGAAGTGGCCTGCGATTTGAACGTCCATTTCGCGTTCGCGAAAAAACTAAACGTTACTGCAATGCAGAATGCCAGAACATTTGCAATCGCCTGGCTGATCCCAAAGAAATAAAGCAGAGCGCCAAAACACAGCCAGTGTAAGGCTGTGTTGAGCACGCCAACGGAAACGTATCTACTAAATAGCTTTAACATTATAAAAATCAGTCAATTCTGAAAGCCAAGAAGTTTAGCACTTGTTGTTAACCTTATCGACCTCCTCTATATGGTCGGGATTCCGACCGACCTGCGCGCTTACCCTCATGCCACGATACGATTTTCCCCACCGGGGGTGAGGCATGAGGATGAATAACGTTTCAGACGTGGCGGCGGGGCTTTCCTACGGCACATCTATTGGCAGTTTTGGCTACTGGCTTTTGCAACTGCTCGATAAAGTCAGTCCCAGCCAGTGGGCTGCAATTGGCGTTCTCGCCAGTATTCTCTTTGGTCTGCTGACTTATCTGACAAACCTTTATTTCAAAATTAAAGACGATCGTCGCAAAGAGGCTCGGGACAATGGCTACCAGTAAGGCTAAGCTCAGCGCCGCTGTTCTGGGGTTGATATTTGCTGGCGCTTCTGCCCCGCAAATTCTCGACCAGTTCCTGAATGAGAAAGAGGGCAACAGCCTCACAGCGTACAAAGACGGCGGCGGGATCTGGACAATTTGCCGTGGCGCCACAATGGTGGATGGTAAACCGGTAGTGCAGGGCATGAAGCTGACGCAGGCGAAATGCGATCAGGTGAACGCCATCGAACGGGATAAGGTTCTTGCGTGGGTGGAGCGCAATATCAAGGTACCACTGACCGAGCCGCAGAAAGCAGGTATTGCTTCGTTCTGCCCTTATAACATCGGGCCCGGTAATTGTTTCCCCTCAACGTTCTATAAGCGCATCAATTCCGGTGACCGCAAAGGTGCATGCGAAGCGATCCGCTGGTGGATTAAAGACGGCGGCCGCGATTGCAGATTGACCAAAGGCCAGAAGAACGGTTGCTATGGTCAGGTCGATCGCCGGGATCAGGAAAGCGCACTGACGTGCTGGGGGATAGACCAGTGACCATTAAAGCAAAGCTGTTAGCGCTGGGCGTTCTGCTGGCGCTTTTCGCTGTTACCTTTTACGCGGGTTATCTGAAAGGCTGGTATGCGCACAGCGACAAGGTAAACAGCGAGCATGCAGCGAAAAACAAAAAAGCGGAGAAAGCCGTCGCCACTAGTGAGCAGAAAGCGGCAGCGGCCAGCGCAGAAGGAAAAGTGATTTACCGGACCATTTACCGAGACGTGGTGAAATATGTTAACGACCCGAATCATACTAAGTGCGATTTTGACGATCACGCTGTGCAGCTGCGCCAGCGAGCCCTCGATGCGGCCAACTCCATCAGCTGA